ATGAAATTTAAAAAATGTCTTCTGCCTGTGGCAATGTTAGCGTCATTCACTCTGGCAGGATGCCAGTCAAATGCTGACGATCATGCCGCCGATGTTTATCAAACCGATCAACTGAATACCAAACAAGAAACTAAAACCGTTAATATTATTTCCATTCTTCCCGCAAAAGTTGCCGTAGACAACTCCCAAAATAAACGGAACGCACAAGCCTTCGGCGCGCTTATTGGCGCAGTCGCTGGCGGTGTTATCGGCCACAACGTCGGTTCTGGCAGCAATTCCGGAACGACGGCAGGGGCAGTTGGCGGCGGAGCTGTAGGCGCGGCAGTGGGTTCTATGGTGAATGATAAAACCTTAGTGGAAGGTGTTTCTTTAACATATAAGGAAGGCACCAAAGTGTATACCTCTACCCAGGTGGGTAAAGAGTGCCAGTTTACGACAGGTTTAGCCGTTGTTATTACCACAACGTATAACGAAACGCGTATTCAGCCAAATACTAAATGTCCTGAAAAGAGCTAATAATCAGGAGGAGTCATGAAGAAAGTTTTTCTTTGCGCCATCTTGGCCTCCTTAAGCTATCCGGCTATCGCCTCATCATTGCAGGATCAACTCTCTGCTGTAGCAGAAGCTGAACAGCAAGGTAAAAATGAAGAGCAAAGGCAGCATGACGAATGGGTCGCGGAGCGCAACAGGGAAATCCAGCAAGAGAAGCAACGTCGCGCAAATGCCCAGGCCGCCGCTAACAAAAGAGCGGCAACGGCAGCGGCAAATAAGAAAGCTCGTCAGGATAAACTGGACGCCGAAGCCTCTGCGGACAAAAAACGCGATCAAAGTTATGAAGATGAGCTACGCAGCTTAGAGATTCAGAAACAAAAACTGGCGCTGGCAAAAGAAGAAGCCCGCGTTAAGCGAGAAAACGAATTTATCGATCAGGAACTGAAGCACAAAGCTGCGCAAACCGATGTGGTGCAATCTGAAGCTGACGCCAACAGAAATATGACTGAAGGCGGTCGCGATCTGATGAAAAGCGTGGGCAAAGCAGAAGAGAACAAATCGGACAGCTGGTTTAATTAATCGATGTTAGTAACTTCAAGCCTATGATTCTTGAAGATAAAAAACCCTCTGTAGTAACAGAGGGTTTTGTTCATTCATAGTGCAGGGATTAAAATCATTCCCACTCAATTATTTACGATAACCATAACTAATTGAGTGATAACATTTTTCCAAATCTCAATTTTTCCCGTACCGTTTTACATACCGTCACCGGAAATCAGTACCATGAAAAATGCCATGCTATCTGGTCAAAGTGTCGTACTGTTTTTCGCAGACTCTTCCGGCTTCGGCTGCCCGGTCAGCATACTCTGCCAGTTGTCTGTTTCTCTCGAGAGATTTGCTGAGCACGTCGGCAAGCAAAACTCCGGTGTCTGCGGCTGACGACCCAGCGCCGACAATGGCGTTATACTGCCTGAGCTGCTCACGGATGGCAAAGAGTTGTTGCTGCAACCGGCCAGCGCGAGCGGCAGCATCAAGAGCATCATTGCGCGCCTGGTCGATCCTCTGCTGCGCTTCACGTTCATTTGTCGCTTTCTCCCGTTCGTAGTACTGACGAACTTTTTCTTCTTCAGCTTTGCAGTCTTCTTTCGCCTGCGCATACCCGGCGTCGTACTGACGGCTACCGTGTACATTCCAGGCAACAACTCCTGATATGACCAGAACAGCAAGCACTGCCACGATAATCAACTGTTTCCAGTATGCTTTTACGAATGCCCAGATCATACCGCCAGCACCTTACTGGCAGTGATGTACCGCGCTCGCCGGTCGTCGATGCCGTTCCGGCCACCATTGATAATCAGAGTTACACGTGCAATATCGCCGGTATACTTCATGCATCCTTTGCTGGCGAAGAACCACGCCGCGCTACGAGCCGCATATTCGTCCTGCGCCAGCAGTTCAGGGCTCTCCAGCAGGTCCACTTTCAAGCCGTTTCCGCAGTCACGATAGTTATTCAAACCGGTAATCTGGATAAGCCCGCGCCCACGGTAATTCCAGCCATCATCAGGAGCATTGTTACCCATGCGTTTGCTGTACACCAGATTTGCGATCGCGCGCTGGCGCTCGAGTGGCAATGGTGGTTCACCAGCACGGCGCCCCAGTGCATTAGCCTGTCCCTGGGTGAGGCGTCCAGTCCTGACAAAGCTCGCCAGTCCGGTAACGCTGTAGTTGAAATTCTCCTGCAACCGGGTGAAGCCACCAGACTCATGCCCGACCTGGGCAATAAACATTGCCTGATTTTCGGTGTTGCTGATACCAAACTCTTTCATCGCAGAAGTTATATGCAAGAACCAGCGTGCGGCAAGCGACTCGCTGATACCAGCAGCTCGCTGGAATTGTTTAATCTCCATGTTTAGACCTCGATATTTTGAAAATCTGAACAACGTTACCGCGTGTTTTAATAACAGCAGTAAGCATGACAGCGTTAATAATGACCTCAGATAAATCAACAGCCATTGGCGTGCATAACCAAATTGCATAGACGACACGAACAGGAATGCTGGCCGCAGCAACAATAAGGAAATAAGCAAGCCACCCACCACATCTTCGATATTGAGATCCGTTACGCCGGAATGTGACAACGCGAATTGCTATGCCAGTACAAATAACTGCATTGGTGATAAGAAAAAAAAGCTCATACGTTGCCATCGTCTTTTCTCCCCGGAATTAACTCACGTGGATTATCGGAACGGTGATAGAGCCAGATGCCAATTCGTACTGCGACGATTGCTGACACGAATGCGCCAGCAGAGAAAACAACCCCTTTCTCGAAAGAGTCCTGGGTGATGGTAGGGATCAGGCTAGCTATGCCTATAAGAATTGATGCTACTGGTTTGTAGAAGAGAAGGCCGCAGAGGAAGCTGAGCATCGATAGAAGAACACGACGACGTATTGGATACTCTACCGCAGAGGTAACAAAAATTACCGCACCAGCCAAAGATCCCAAAGCTACCTCTGGAGGAGCTCCTGCTATCACCGCAGCAAGAGATCCCATACTAAGCCACTGATTTAATGATTCGCTTGTTAGAGCAGTAGACATTGTAACCGCCGCTTAATGTTCATGATACGCCCTTAGTTAAATGGGTATATCATACACAGTAAACCATATATGATAAACTTTACACATAAAAAAACGATTTCATTTACCCTAACGGTAATAGAGAAAAATTTGTTTTATATCTGTTGCGTACTAAAGTCACTTAAATCAGAACCACCCGCATAGTGGGGCGATTATCTGTTTCTGCCGCCATGCGCCTGAAACTGACTAAGGACACCAATATAATAGGGAATGTATTATTACATTCCCTTATTTTTAAAATGTTATAGGTATCTCACCTGTTGAGAAGTTCCCTGCGGTTCCCTCTCTACTGCAAAGGGCATATTTTTTATCGACAACATCCCTTGAGTCAGTTGCCACTATCTCATGACATATATTATTTGCCGACCTATGTACATACGTATTTACTATCGGCTTAGATGAAGATGATCCCTTAGCTCTCGAACCATCTATAAGACAGTCAGACACTGACATAAATCCTGAAACAAGGTTGTTACTCACATCCCAATCTATGGCCATTTTGTCAAAATAAACACTGCCAAGCATATATGTGTTTCCACCAGAATAGCCTACAAACCTACGTAATACACCACCATCATGCTTGATGTAACTCCTATTCATTCCTGATGTGATATTCATATATGCAATATCCATATTGCTCTCAAGACCATAAAGGCATGATGCATACTCATCCAGGTATCCAACATAACATACAACTTTACATCCAGTTGATTTAGCTGGAGTCAATTTAATTACAGGAATATCTCTTGTAGATGCATCATGATATGAAATTGCCAACTCAAATCTTGCGGCTTTACCATTAAAAGTGCTACCAGTAAAATCTATCAATGACGGCATTTTAAAGTCACGCAAAGGTGATGGCTGTGTTTTAAAGTTATTTTTAAATGATAAAATATTGAGTGTTACCTCAGAAGGCCAGTATATATTCGTCTGTACAATTATATTCTTCGGAAGATGTAAAGTGCGCGGCTGAACAGGATTCCCAGACGCGATAACATTGTCTGGACGACACAAAATCATATCCACCAAACCGGATGAACCCTCTGGAATACGAACGGATCCCCCACGGACTATGAAATCACCTTTATGTTCACCGTAATCCGTACGTACTCCAAACGGCCCTATGTGAGAATTGATGATCTGTGTGGCCTCGTCGAACGCCCCAGTACCAACCATGACGCCTCCAGGTATCCGGCAATTATCAACAAGAATCTTTGAGCACCCATAGTGCATGTGGAAGCTATCAAGATTACTGTCTCTCACAACCACATCCCTGCAATAGTTGCCGTCAATAGACCTCCACCCCTTACCCACTTCGCAGCCGATAAAAGTATGTTTAAGGGTGTACTCCATAGCTACGGTATAACGAGAATTATTATCCGTCTGCGTAATACCCGCACTCGTTAATCTCCAGTTAACTCCGTAGGTGGTAGAGCTACCAAAAATATTAGAATCTGTAGCTGTCATCCCCATGTCATTAAAGTAAACAACCTCAACATCAACTAAAGAACGTTGGATATCAAAAGCATAGCGTGAAAATTGACCAGTGAAACGCGGCAATACAATTTTATTACGCTTAGTTGGTAGCTTAAATAACGTACAAGTTACGGGGTCGTTGTAAGTATTTTTAAGACTGTAAGCCAATTCCCCTGACTTAGTCATAAAGTTCACTTCACCTTTATATCTTGGGGTGAATACACCACCAAGCAACCTATAGAGATCAACCTCTGTTGGACTTATTATTTTGACGAGCGAATTACCCCACCCTGTTAAATCCTCAACACAAGAAAAAACTGAGGTTAATTCGTTCAATGGGTATGTTGATATATTAACTTCCTTTATATAACTATCATCATCCCTTTCATCTTTATACACAACCTTTCCGTTTGTTAAGTGGAAAGTACAATTACTCAAATCAAAATCACCATATAGATGTGTTTCTTTATCTATGGTGAAAGTTAGTGGCACGCTTGAGTATATTTTTATTGGTGTATCTTTATACTTATAAAATATAGCATTAAGCTGATCACTATTCCGCTCACCGTCTAGTGCGCTTATATCATATATATATAATCTGTTTTCTAATCCACCAATTAACTTATACCCATCAGGTTTAGCTAATTCAATTAGAACGTCTGAGGCAGATCCAGATGGTGGTAATACGACAAATGGATTACCATCATTATCAAAAGCAACCATCTTGTTTGCTCTTTCAATAGCATCAGGTAAGGAAGGTATTGATTCAGGAACGCGAAGAGTTTTGCTTAGATTGCTACCAGCAAGCGTATCCACGTAATTTTTTGTTGCCGCATCCTGCGGAAATCTGGGATCTCTCAGGTTACGAATATAATTGTTCAAAGCATCATAATAATTAGCAATAAATGATGGTTTACGCAGAGCCAACCTGAACCAACTTCTAACCTGCTGTATCAGCATCGTCAGTTTATCGAATGCGTCTTCATGCACCTCAGCGAAGAACTTACCCTGGTTGCGCAGATCGGTATCCTGCGTAACCGGTAGCTCTCTTGATATAGAAATCTGATAACCGTTAACCAACGCCTTCGACAGAATTACATTGCCGCCGTTATACCCTCCCGCACCAGTGACTATGTAATCAGTATCAAGAATCAGCTCTGTGATGTTCTCGTTCAGGTCAACAACCTGCACTACTAAATCAGATTTCTGGAAAATCCTGAAGGTATAAGGGAATGTCGTTGTAACACCGTTACCGGTGTATTCGTTGTGGTCAACTTCGGTTGAGACCGTCATGTTAAATCTCCAGATAGTCGCAGCACCCGTTGCGCCGCATATCCGGTTATTCTATTACCTGAAAAACCATATATGGATAGACAACCCATAAATACGAACAGATATTACCTTTCAGGTGATTCGCAAAACGTGCTGGATAGCAAATAAATTATTTGATACTGTATATTTATACAGTTATTGCATGGAGAAGATAAGATGCAGCAGTATCACTATCCACTGGAAGACGGATTTACCGAAAGGATTCACACGCCGGGAGGCGTCAGATCACTGGTGGAGGGATCGCACTTGATGAAATTACTCCGGGAGCTCGATAAGGATGGATTTAATGTCGATGGCCCACTTGCCGAACTGACTGCACTGATTAACTACGTCACCAGCTCACAGATGTCTATGCGGGATCTGCAAACACATCTCGACTATTGTGCCGAACAATTACGAAAACAAACCCGGTAAATTTAAAGGCCGCAAGAGCGGCCTATCGTTTCGCTTTGTGCTCGTCCCAGCACGTTTTGCACCATGCCATTAAGCCATCCGCATTTTGATTATTAGGGTAAAAGCTTGTTCGTTTTCTGCGGACATTACAAATTGGGCACCACTTCATATGGCGTGTATTCTTTGGGCCATCGAGACACCTTGCACACCACTTAGTCAATCCATCTGGATTTTTTGACGATTTCCTGAATTTTTCATATGGTAGGTTTATTCTGCATCGCAAGCACTGCTTGCTACCACTTGAAACTCTGTTAGCTGATTCTTCTTTTGGCGGCGATACAGAAGGTATTCTTGCTGGCTCTGATACTGCCTGAGGTGCTTTTTTAGATGACTGAGACGATATGTCATCACCAGGGAATCTTCCATGATATGCCGGACGCATTGACACTCCAGGTGGAAGCTCAGCTGTAAACGGCTTTGGCTGAATCAGTTGCCTCTCTTTTGCTAACTCCTGCTGTTTATAATATGTCTGGATTACCGCACTATCATAAGCAGGAGGTGCGGAAATATTAGGCGCATTACCTCCAGTTTTTTGAAACTGAGTAGAGGTGTGTTCTATCACCTGTGTACGATTAATCGTTATCTCCCCATCTTCGGTCTTTATCGTTTTGTTATAATTAACGACCGTACGATCAGAGATCTTAGTCTTGTTCTGGTTGATAACGTAAATAATCACCGCAACCACACCAACAACTATCCAGAAAACTTCCATTGCTTTTCCTCACAATAACATTACCTTAAAGGTAATATCTTGCTTTCAGGTGATCAAGCGTTAAACGCAATCAACCAAATACGGTTGATTTTAATATTTCTTCGCGTTTATCATTACCTTTGCGGTAAATTTACATTGCACTCCTCTTGTGCCATAGTAATCGGGCACTGGCAAAATCCAGTGCCGGGATTGGTCTCCCGGATTACTAAGTGGCGCATACCACGCCAGACGTGGTTTTTTTATGCGTATAGCACAGTCATGCCAGAATTATGGTGGGCTGAATGGGGGTCCGAAAGGACGCCGGTACCACTTAGGCCGGTAAGACCAACTCCGTTCAGTTCACCACCATCTGATTGGTCTCAGCGGTGGTGATGTAATTCGCTAAGTGGAGACGCCATCATGAACGCTCAACTCATCCCCGTATTCAACGGCACTATATCTAACGAAACAGCCCTACTTTGTAATGCCCGCGATCTGCACGCTTTTTTAGGTGTTAAAAAGGTGTTTGCAGCATGGATTACAAATCGCATATCAGAATACGAATTCATTGAAAATCAAGACTATATTTTGCTTTCCAATTTGGGAAAGCAAACATCTGGTAGAGGCGGCCACAACCGCAAAGAGTACCACCTCACCCTTGATACAGCCAAAGAGCTGGCGATGGTCGAGCGTAACGAAAAAGGTCGCCAGGTGCGACGCTACTTCATTGAATGCGAGAAACGTTTAAGACAACAAGAAACAAAAGTGGAGAAGGTCTTGTCAGGCTTCATGCCCGCCATTATGGAGGCGATCAAGCTGGAAGACAAAAAAGAATACAGCGCCCCACTGAAGCCCGGCTACCGTAGCCTGATTCATTCGCCGTCTGGTGTTCTCGGCCTGACGGAGAACTCACTGCTGATGAATTTGCTGAACCAGTTGCAGGAAGACGGGCACGATGTATCGGGCGCGGCGGCGGAGCTGACAACCATGTTTTGCTACATCGTTGGTGTGAGCAAATGCCTGCGTGATATCCAGACGCACGCGGAATACATCAACGACAAGGCAGGGTTCTTCTGACGGCGGCGGCACAGGGACGTGCCTTTAAATAATTCTGTACAGATTGCAGACTGGGGGTGAATAGCGTACTATTACCTCAAGGGTAAGAAAGCATTTTTAATCTTCCCTTCAAAACGCGTCCTGTAGCCAAACATGGGAGGACGAAATGAGAACAAATACAACAAGAAAAGCGATGCCATACATTATCCCAGAAGCAGATTTCGATAGAAAACTGAACATGTCTGAGAAGAACACTAGTCACACCGAAAGCTACTTAGCGAAAGGTGTGGTTGATTTCGTTCTTCCGGGATTCACAACACCTTATGGTTATCGCCTTGTAAAATCTTGTAATGGCGATCATTACAGAATGATTACTACCAGCGATACTCCAGAAACGGTGTATGCGGTTAAGTTAATCTTTCGGGAAGATATCGTCGAAGCCAAAAGAACATGTACGCAGATCATGGTATGGCGTACGCCTAATGTTATTCATGACCGTGCTGTTCATGGTTTGCCTCAGATTTTTTTTCAGTTCTTCCTAGAGCAATATGCGATCGTTGTATCTGATGAGCAACAAACAATCGATGGGAGAAGATTCTGGGAAAGAATGATTTCTTGGGCTATAAACACCCCAGGATATAATGTATACGTTTCAGATGGCTCTGAAGAAGATAGACCTCTTAGCTTCATGACATCATGGGATGATTTCTATAGCCAGTGGGCTGATTTCTGTTGGGGCAGTGATAAAGATGTGCATACCCACAGACTACTGGTTATAAGCAAAGATAAACTGCATTAACAGAAGCCCGCAGCGCGGGCTTTTTTGTGGACGAAACAAAAGTCAGTACTACACTCATTGACGCCACATTGAGGTGGCTTATAGATGGAAATTTCACAATGAAAAAAGCATTTGCTGCACTGTTCGTTTTGTTGTCTCTGGTAGCTTCAACTCAGGCCTTTGCCGGTCGTTGTCAGCACGACAGCGATACTGCCGCTGACGGCTCCCGCTGCGGTGGGCGTTCTGCGGATTCCAGCCCGGGCGGCGGTGGCATTCGTTAAAAACAAGGCCGCGAAAGCGGCCTGTGACATGTCACGATAGTTCCGTTTTGCACATCCCTGTGCCGCCGTTCTGTCAGAAGAACCCTGCCTTGTCGTTGATGTACTCCGCGTGCGTCTGGATATCACGCAGGCATTTGCTCACACCGACGATGTAGCAGAACATGGTGGTCAGCTCCGCCGCCGCGCCCGATACGTCGTGCCCGTCTTCCTGTAACTGGTTCAGCAGATTCATCAGCAGTGAGTTCTCCGTCAGGCCGAGAACACCAGACGGCGAGTGAATCAAACTGCGGTAGCCGGGCTTCAGCGGGGCGCTGTAGGTTTTGTTCTCTATCTTCATCGCCTGCATTACTGCTGACGCCGTGGCGTTGGCTACCTGGTCGGCAACCATCTTTATGCGTTCTTCCTGCGGGAGCGAGTTTTTAATGTAACTTCCGGTGCGGCGGATCTGAGGAAGAACCTCACCTGTAACCCATTCAAGAAATCTGAATGCTCTCGTTCCCTCAGTCATTGCCTCTTTGCAACGCAGAATAAGGATGTAGAGACCTGATTCTGAAACGATGGATAGTTCTTGTATTCCACCAGGGGTCTGTATTGAATACAGCCCCTTTTTGTTCCAGCCTTTTTTATCAAGTTTTCTCGCTTGTGTAACATCAATATTCAAAGCATTGCACACATCTTTGGTGACAAACCAAGGTTCTCCGTCAATCATGAACATACGGATCTGGCAGGATGACTCAAAGGAAAAGATGGAAGGTTTGGTATTCATGGCGATCACCTTTGTAGTTAGGTTAATCACCACCGCTGAGACCAATCAGATGGTGGTGAACTGTGCAGAGTTGGTCTTACCGGCTACAAAGGACCCGGCGCACCTTTCGGTGCCCCCACACAGCCCACCATAGAATAGGTGCGCTTTACACATAAAAAAACCGCTTATGCGGCATATGTGCCTCTGTAGTAATCCGGGAGACCAATCCCGGCACTGGATTTTGCCAGTGCCCGATTACTATGGCACAAGAGGAATGCGATGTAAATTTACCGAAAAGGTAATGATAAGCGCTTAGAAATATTAAAATCAACCGTATTTGGTTAAGGTGTGTAAAAGAGCCACCAGCGAGAAATTGTACCGCGATGTAAAATAACGAGCATCTGCTGGCTTACAACCAGCGATGTTTCAAATTTGTCACTATTATCAACGTGCCATTCCACGGCGCAGATCTTTATGTTGTCAATCACAACGGTGAACCGTATACCCCAATGAAACCTATCGTTGAGGGAATGGGGCTAGACTGGAAATCTCAACATAAGAAGATTTCTCAACGCTTCTCGAAGGGTATGGTGGAAATCACCATACCTTCTGCCGGTGGGGTGCAAGCCATGATTTGTATGGCTTTACGAAAATTGGCAGCTTGGTTGAACAGCATCAGTCCAAACAAAGTACGCCCTGAAATCCGCGACAAGGTAATCCAGTATCAGGAAGAGTGTGACGATGTGCTCTACGATTACTGGACTAAAGGCCATGTAGTTAACCCACGCAAAGCTAAAAAGGTGTTGCCGGGTAAAATCACCACTGAACAGCAGGAGGTTTACACTTAACACTTGATTACATTAACACAAAATATTACCTTTAAGGTAATGTTATTGTGAGGAAAAGCAATGGAAGTTTTCTTAATCATTGTCGGCATCGTAATTATTAATTTTGTTTTTTTATTTATTGCGAAAAAACAAAAAAGTAACAATATCCATGCTTCTACAACTGATGCTCTTATCTTTGTAGAGCATGCATTGAATGTATCAGGATATAAGCTCACCCCATACGGAGCTAGTGTATCACTCCTGTCTTTAAGTAATGGTTTTTCAAAAGAAGAAACATTTTCGCATATAGCTTTGATGGCTCTTTCTCAACACGCTAAAGTCGCAGGTAGTGACGTCATTGAGCTTAGTAAAGTTAGCATTCGTGCGATGTCGATAGCGGAAAGCTTAACTAAATTATTCAGGAAAGGTCTTATTCGATCAGAAATATATAAAAACGATTTGAATGCTATCATGGCTGTCAGCACAATTAATAAAAACCAAGAGGATTGGATTTCCATCGTTCTGGAAAGCAATAGCACATCTAACAAGGATGCTATTGCTTTGCCGATAAGTGCAGAAGATTCTTTAGAAGCCATAAACAGCCATTGAAAGAACTCCAATAAATATTGATTAACGCATCACCGGATCCACCTGGTTTATTAGTGGCGCAATCCAGAACAGGTTATTGCCGGGTATCAGGGTTCGGACATTATGCACAATACGATCACCGGCATCACCATTCAACACTCCTGAGGTCACATCAATGATGCTATCCGCAAGACCAAATGACGGTCCGAATAGAGATCCTACGAATCCACGACTGGCATACCTGGACTGTGTGCCAGTGCCAAATAAAGCCCCCAGCCCAACAGCACCACCAGTCGCCTTTTCAGCCATGTTGTTATATTCCATCAATGGCCCAAGAATACCGGATCTATCTATACCCTCAAGCACCAGCTTCTCTGGTGACCAGTCAACATTTTTCCCTTTCGATGCTTCTTTAAGCGCATAGACCAGTGAGCCAAGAGCAATCTGAAATGCAGTGCCATAATAAAATTGCGCAGTTCCTTCCTGTAACCCACCAAGTAGCGCACGGTTGTATGAAGCCGTTGTGAATGATTTAAACTGAAATATCGTTCGCCCCATTGGAGTACTCGCCCATAAAGGTGTGTCACCAATACCGGGGGTGATGATAGTGTTATTAACGTCTTTCAGAACCGCTGACTGGAATACTCCGGCAACGTACTGATCGTCCCATTTATCAAAGTTACCAATGTGCCATCCATCAATTACCTCACCATGTTTCTCGAACTCACTGCGAATACGCGCAGCCATATTGTCGTTGATACCGAGTTTTGCCATGCGACGTGCAGAAAACGCACCAGACAAAATACCGTCTGACGTGAGCATTCCGTTCATGGATTTGTTTATGTCATTAAATCGATCCATGAGTGTCAGCTTGCCGAAGGCATCAGTAATTCGCTCCATTCCTGCTTCGACTGCTGTTGTCCTGGAAGAACTGTCAACAAGATCACCAATTGCACGAGAACGTGAATGTAGTACAGCTTCCAATCCAATCCCCATCTTCAACATATCTTCTTTGCTGGCCTTAAATGCCGGTGATTGGGATATCTGAGAAGCATAGCCTTTCATGGTGTTACGGAAACCATTAACCATAACCCCTCTGGCCAGATCTGGAATAGCTGATACTGTCATTCCACCGAGTTTGGTCGTGAAGTTCACATCCCGCAGAAAAGCGCCAGCACGAACAAAAAACGAAGACGGATCATCAGGCATCCCATATGTACCAACAAGACGATCGCGTAATGCTGTTATGTCTCTGAGATCATTTGCTCTTGATTTTGAAAGTCTGGACTGTTCTTTCCGTAATTCCTTTTCGTACTTTCGCATTAATGAATCGAGTTTACCCTGAGGAACAACTTCACCATTGCTCTCATAACGTGCTTTCAGATTTGCCACACTTTCGTCATATTTCGCCTTTATTTTTTCAGGCACTTCCCGTAACAGACTGTCATATTCGTCCTCAATTAATTGCAGACGCTCAGTCATAGTTCGTTTGCCAAATGTTCTCGTCAACTCAATTTCTGCTGCCGCTTCACGGATATGACGTTGCAGCACGTAATTCACATCACTTTCAAGATAATCCCTGATAAGACTATCAGGAACATTTAATGTTCTTTCTTTCGTACTACCTGCGGCTTTTACAGAAAATACGCTGACAAAATCCTGTGGAACCTTAGCACCAGTAATTTTATTAATTACGATATCCGCTGCAATTTCAGCATCCTCAGGATCCAGTTTTTTATTTCCTCTCGACCACCAGTCAACCAAAATGCGTCGAAATTTATCGCGTTCACTGATTATTTTTCCAACTTTATATATGCGTGGGAAATAGCTTGCCTGGCCTAATGCTTTCAGTTCTTCATCTGGCGGCAATAAACCAAGCTTTTGCATTTCAACTTTTACCCGATTTAATACAGTTCGCATCGCCTGCGCCGTTTCCTGAACAACAGGATTAGCATGCACATCACCGCTTCGCATAGCATTCCCAACCTGCTGACGAAATGAATCAAAACTCATGTCACCACCATCAGCTTTATACTTTGCGTATGCCTGTTTATTTCCGACAACAACAGCAGCTTCTTCACGCTGCCATCCACGTGTACGGGTTTCTACAGCTACCGGTGTTTCAATCCCCCTTTCATTTCCTTTAAGGGTGAAATTATTTTCGGCTAACTCCAGCGTTGTTTTTCGCACCGTCTTGGACGGAGACTCCATTAACCTTGTCAAAGGAGTAAGATAGCTCCCTGCTTTCCATGCAGCCTTTCCAACCCGCCCACCGGAAACAGGGGTTAAATCATCCAGAGTCGCTGTATCAATTTTCATAGCACCAACACTACCACCATCAGAAAGCGAAGCGGCAGCCCTGTCAGTCGCTGATGTAATGCTCATATTATCAAGAGCATCAGCAACCTCACGCGTGGCTGCAGCCCGGACAGATGGCGAAAGCGCAACACCAGCACTGGCAAACACGCCGCTCATTATCGCACCCGCTGCAACGTGAGCGGCACTTTCACCCCATGAGCGTGTTATTTGCTGATTATTCAGTACAACCTCGCTTAATGCAGTACCGGCAGCACCAATCGCAATCTGTGAGCCAATACGCGCCAGTGCCCCTCCTTGAGCACCTGGGATAAACATTGACGCAACAGTAACCGGGTCAAAAAGCATCGCTGTTGCACTGGCAATTCCACCAGCTAAGCCTGCTTCAGAGATAAAACGCCGATCTTCATTTTCATCATCTATCTGCTGCTTAATCCACGCTGTTTCTTCTGGCGAGCGGGAACCTGCAAATTTCGCACCCCAGTATTCATAGCCGTGCAACTCATTTTTATCAGCATATGGGTTATAACCCTCGACCGGTTCAAACTGTCTGGCAGGACGGAAAAAACCAGCCAGAATATTGTTCTGTCGTATTGCTGCGGCAAGCAATGAAGGCTCTTTTTGGCGAGGCTCAGGGTTCTTACCTTCTGGCGGATGCACATCAAAACTCTGTTCATCAGGTTCAGGAATGGCGCGACCAGCAGAAATAAATCCGTTATTGTTTGATTCAGATACAGGATAGAACGGCATTATTTAGATCCCCACGAAAAGTAATCTTTAAATTTGTCCATACGTTCGTTATGCAGGCGCTGATACTGCTCATCCAGAGCACGATGCTTGTCTTTGAAGTTTTGTATAGCCTGTCCACGCATAATTTCTTCCTGCTCGTGCTGCTCCCGTTCCTGCTGCATTTTCTTATAAGGTTCCCAATCTTCTAGTGATGGCCCCCAGCGCATCAGTCTTCCATGCTTGTCATAAAATAAATCATCCCTCGTAATACCATCTTTATCTTTTGTTCTGATCACAACTGAATAAAGCTTATCTCTCGGAGTTGATAAATCAGGAACAAGAATCAACTCACCTCCAACCAGTGAGCGTGGTGTATTCAGTCCCAATGCACCAGCCTCAGTTGAAGGTCGGTTAAATGAAGGAGCTGGTTTATGCAAGTCATCGCCATACATGATTTTTTCTTTTTCAGCTTTCCATTGCGCTGCAATCCAGCCTGACGGCCCATATTGATAAAGCGCCTCCGGTGCATATTTCATAAACTGTGCTTCCCCGTTGACCTCGCTGATACTCCAGGTGCGGGCTATCTGCTGGTTGGTCATTTGCTTCGCTACGTCAGCGTTACCACCAGCAAGGCGATAGTTAACGTCATACAGCATCTGATAGTCATTGCGAAAGAGCGCTGCTTCCGGCGTCTGGTCATCCGCAGACGGATCCCAGCGAAGCCAATGAGCCATATTGCTGACAGCAGAATTGGCTGCGCTGTCACGCTCTTTTTTGTATTCTCTTGTACTCTGAACAGATGAGAGCTGCGCCCTTAGTGCATCTGTCTGGTTGTATGTCTTACTCTGCGCTTCCACAATAGCAGCATCTGAAGACATCCCTGCATCAGTTAGTTGCTTAACAGTCAGATAAAAACCCTGCATATCCTTCGGCATATTTCCAATAGATGCATTGTCTGTTTCATATAACCGACTAAACAGTTCCGCCGCATTTTTAACCACTTCCTGATTGCTGGATCGGGATACTGCTGAAAGCTGCGTGATGACCTGCGAAGGCATTATGCCAGTCTGAGCCACAAGCCGAACAACCCCATCATGAGTGGAGGCATCATTAATACGAAAGTTCTGCGCCATTTCTGTGTAATCAGCAGCTTTCTGCATTGACTTGTTGCTTGGGTCTAATTTTTCACCTATTGTCAGCGCCTCATTGAATCTGCGTGAATCCCGTTGCGCCTGAATTGCTTCATTTGATCTCTGAAGCAATGCAGACAATTTTCCGTAAGCATCGAGTTTTAACGCATAGTGAGGATCGTTAACCTCAGGCTTCACTTTCTGCATTTCTTCTTGCTGCTGAGAAGGAGGTAAATACTGAATTGCCTGGAATATTCTCGCGTTATCAATCGCTATATCCAGTTGATTGATTATTTTATCTGCATTTTTTCCATACCCCCTGATGATAGTCTCCTGAGCCGGTATATAATCTGGAACCTCACCGTTATATAGCTGGGCCATGGTGTTATTAATAGCTGGCTCAAGCTGTTCTAATATTAACTTCCTTTGCTTTTCTATCTGACTATTAGCAAGGTTATCTATTTGATAAATAGTCAGCGGATCCATTCCAGTTTTATTTTTTCTATATCGGGAAAGCCACCCTTGTGTTTCTGATGGAAGATTTCGGATAAATTCTTCTTCTGATATTTCACCTTTACGCGGATCACCGACTTTGGCGATCAGTTTATCCACGTTACCCATCCCCCAGTTATATGCTGCTCCGGTCAATATTTCGGAGCCGTACTTACCATACAGTTGATTTACATAGTCACTGGCGAGCATTTCATGCTGTTGTTCGTCCGTAGGGTTGTATTCAACGCCACGCTTGGCCGCCAGTTCTTTCCCTGTGCCCGGCATTAACTGGTATTTCCCCTGGGCTCTCTCTCCAGAAGATGTTATCGGTCCTTCAAGAAGACTACCATCAGGATTAAAATGTCGATCACCTGATTCAACAAGGCGTATGGCACGCATGTCCATGCCTCCAGAATCATTTTTCTGAAACAGACCATTTAGCCATCCTTCTGGATTAGCAGCGGCATAATTCTTCGCCCGCATTTCTGTGGCACTGCGATCATCACTTTCTATTTCTTCCAGAATGCGTTCTTGTGACCATCCCCTGGCTGCTCCATATCTGGCAATGGCTACCATTCTGGAATTTCTGGCTAAAGTGGCAGTTTGCGGGTCATTCCAGGCATCCGCTTCATTTTGTATCCATAATTTTCTCGTTGCCTGATATTGCTCATCTTCATAGGCATTTGTCTGCCCTATCTCATGTCTGAGAACTCCAGTACTGAACTGAATTTTCTGTGTTCTGGCTTGTTGCAAAAACATATTTCTTGCTGCTTCATCAGTCAATGAAGCAGCTATTTCTTCCACATCCTGATCAAATCCAGATATGTACTCTTGCCCCTTACCAATCGCATTTTTGCCTTGTTGTGCATAAAAACCGGTTTGAGGGTTATAAAGACGTTCATTGCTGCGCTGATTAAGCTGAAGGATGGCATCCTGAGACAATGCAACATTCGCTTTCTGCCTGGCTTCACCATATGCCACCGCATACTGATCTGCGACATTCGCCAGCACCTGACCTGCTTGAGGAACATCGAAGATCTGAAAACCACCGGTTTGCACACCACGACTTTGCACCTGGCGTCCGGATGTAGTAGGAACAACAGGCATCAGTAACCTCCTATTTTGAATCGGGAGTCAGAATTCATAAAACCTGAGTTAGATAACATTGGCGTGTTTCCTTGCTTACTAATCGGATTGATACTTCCGCTACCCAACTTATATGCACCGTATGCTTTTAGTGGTGCCGTTAACAAAGTGCTGGTCATCGATGATTTAGCAGCCGACTGAGCAGCAGCCCCCTGTGCCTGAGCATTCATTCCCTGAACCTGATACCCATATGCCTCACGCTGAGCATTATTCACTGTCGTTAACGCATCAAGAGTGCCGAACTGAGCATTATCCGCAAAAACGTCAAGAGCTGTTCCGCTACTTAATTCCGCACCGGTAGCCCCCATAGTGGCCGCCGCAGTGCCTGAGCGTTGACGCATTTCACGACGACGCTGATCCGCTTCAATATTCCCACGATTGATTGAATCCTGTGCCTGAGCTTCAGCAATTTCAGCATTCCGATCAGCTATGGCTGACTGGTATTTTGCCTGCTTGCTCTGGCTGTACATTGACGCGGCTGTGGATGCCACTGTGACGGCAACCAAAGCGATGGCTGGGTTACACATTATTTTCTCTCCATGTGAAATCTGTGGAAATTAAGACCAAGAGCACCATAAGGCGCGGCTTCTTCAAGCCTGAATCCAAGCCAGTGCAGCCATGCTTTGGCAACATGGTTTCGCTCGTCGACATAGTTTTCCAAGCGCGGATAAACTGCCAGCATCTGCTGCAATACAGGGCGGCAGTGGCGAAGAAATGTCTTCTGATATTTTTCGATGCGGCTGGTTCCGACCAGCCAGGGCGTACCATTGCCACCGATCATTGACGCCGGAGATACGCCAAACATGGTTACCAGTTCTCCGTTCGCAAATCCTGACCAGGCCATAGTCGCAGTACGCAGACCAACACGCAGCGCATCTTCGGTAGTCATCAGTGATACCGCATACAGTTCGTCAATATCAGCCTGACGAACATCCGGCAAAATCATCTGAAGATGCTCTTCGGTTGCGGGAATAATTTGAACATCGATCATCAGAATCCCCCAACAGTAAGGCGAGGAATAACGGCAAGAACAGACAGCGGCAACGGATCAAGCTGACGGATTTTTACACGTCCGTTTTTGCCCCAGTTACTGTCCAGTTTCACTTCTACTTTTCCGGTAGCATCATCAACAGGATCATCGTAGAACTCGAATTCACGCTGTGGATATTCGTACCATTTACCGCCGGGCGTAGTCGCCCAGATGCCGCGACTGGCATTCACAACCAGAGTAACGGAGGGGATCACCTGTTTTTTGTCCAGCAGCGTTTCCTGTCCGTTAATGTTGATATCCAGTGTTTCGAATTCAGCAGTTATTGGCAGGCCGATGTGCACTACAGCCCCTGGTGATTCAAGCGTGACGGCACCTCCGGAAACCACTTTCTGTGGTTCCACGTTCGCATCAGAGAGGATGTTTACGGTCTGACCTTCAAGATGAGACAAGCCGCCAAATGCCCGGCGCGCCATCTGCCAGTTCGTGGTGGCCACATTCCTGAGGGATGGCGGGACGTTCCTGTTAGCACGAACCACTACAGCGGTGTTGCTGGTTACAGAAATAATGTCGCAACGTAATTCTTTTGACACTTCATCGCCAGTATTAGGATCAGTTCCGGCATAAGGGAACTGTAGTTGCGCGCCGACATCACTACTGGTGAAGTACGCACCACCAGAAATACTGATTGTATATTCCGTGCGGTAATCCCATTCACCAGAACCACCAGTGATGGTCATCGTTCTGTCAGACGTATTTCTTCCATCATAGCTAAGGCCAGAATCAACAAAGAAAGCATCTTCATCGCTGGTAAATAAACGGCTGGACAGTCGCTCGATGTATCTCACTGTTTGCCCGTTAACGGTTCGGTTAACGACGAAATACACCGCATCTTCATTGCCTTCGCTGATACTGCATGTGCTTTCATATTTCCCGGTACTGGATTGTGGTGCCCATGCAAAAACCTGCTGATCACGCAAATAGGTCATCACCAGTAATTTACCGTCATCACGAATGCAGAAGGCGCTGGAGTAAGGGACAATAGAGAAGCACCAGTCAACAATGCTGTGCTTCTGAAAAAGATGATTGGCAAGGATAGTAAGGTCGTTCCCCTGATAGCCATCAACATCGAATGAGTAGGCCAGATCACGGACAACACTGCCTTTCTCCTGGACGAACAGAGCAATATTCGCCACAGCAATTGGTGGGACGTTGCTTGAGCCATTTGATCCCTGAGAGCTGAATGCAAATGATGATGGGGTTAACACTTTGTTCTGGTCGCCGGTGATGACGTACTCACCTCCGGAAGTCAGCGCCACCAGCGAACCAACATCAATCAGGTGGCGGATCTCATTAACCTGACGCCCGGCATAGGTGTAGATAATTCTGTCGTCATCCTGCGTAGGATTGCTTTTGCCAAAATCCTTATAATCCCCAGTACGGCTGGCCCAGATAGTCTGAGGGAACGCAGTCGATGCGGCGAAGTAAAGACGCTGTTGATAATAAACAACAGTGCCAGGATAACCATTAACACTGTTCCAGGCATATTTAGCCCATTTATAGCTGGCATTATCCTCGCCAACGACCTGCGAAGGGATATAGGAAATCACCTCAGCAGTTGCAGTAGTGCCATTTACAGCAGTTATACGGGCAATGCCAAAACCACTGTGCAGATACTCCCACTCAATGCCAGTATCATCATCACCGGAGCCGCCCCAGCCATCCCATGATGTGCCTTCTGTATGCGAAGGGCGCAAAGTGCCTGTTTTGCCTGCTGTAACGGCGCGATAGTAGTTACTGTCTGCACGGCGAATATCGCCAGTCGACGTACTCTTACTGGTTTCCCATACCGGTACTGAATCCACTGCTGGCTGTTCCAGATAGAACAATTTGCCTACCTGCTCCGCGCCAAAAATAGAGGCGCTTGCCGTTAACGTAATTGTCCCGGTGCTGGCGCTGGCATAAACCGTCACTGACTCGTCAATATTGATATCTTCAAATGGCCCGTTCTTCGTTACCACATCAACCAGTTGCCAGTTGTCATGCGCATAGCGGCGCAACTCTTTCGGCGGGTATGCCGGATGAACCAGCGTAAGCACGTCTGCGCTTTGCGTGAATTTAATTAGGAACAGATCGGCTTCAGTATATGGCGTGGCAATTTCATAAATAACATTACTGCTGTTCAGCACCAACGCACCATCTTTGATAACACGCATGTACTGGTGTCCGAACTCCAGAGCATAAGTCTGAACCGTCGAGAACTGGAACGGGATCAGGCGGCATTTCCGATTTGGGTATTTGGCGGCACCGACAAAACGCGTACCAGGTCGATTCTCAACGCCGCCATACTGCCGCACGATAAAGTTATCGCACTTGCGCAATGCCACCTGGTACTTCGCCATGTCAATACGCCCGTACAACGACGGTCCAATCTCACCACCGGCAAAGCTGGGCTGGATCCAACTGATAGCCATCAGGACAACCTCGCAATGGTAAACTCGTCAACCGGTGGCTGTGGTTCCTGTGATTCATTCTGGCTATGCGAGCCAGCACTAAGAATCACGCGATTGTACATATTGAGAGCAAATGTACCGAGGTCTGCATTCCCAGTCAGCGCCATGTTAATAGCTGCCGCAAGACGCCAGGCCAACGCCTCCATAAAAATGGCATCAAACATGTTCACATCTGAAACGCGAGAGACATACTTGAGCCATGCCTGCGGCTGGTCTGTGTAGATCAACTTTCCTGTTCCGTTGGTGTCTGCACCAACTTCGTACTGAACGCGCATTGCTGCTGTTGGATTGCGTACACCAGGAAGCATAATTTCAGTAATGCGCAGACAATCGGACGGGTACTGATACGCATATTCCCAGTCAGGCGGTGGATTGCTCGTATCTGCAAGCGCCACGCGTTTGGTAGCAAAGTTCCAGTCAAAATCAGAAAGCACAGCATCACGGCAGGCCTCAAAGTGCAGCGAACATTCCCCCGCTTCCTTGCTGGCTTCCGTCAGGCTGTTAATGCTGCGGCTGTTGCCAATATTGGACAGCGCACGATTGCAGATCTCTACTACAGAGGCCATAAGTTTCTATACTCCTGCAATAAAGGGGCCGAAGCCCCTTGTCTGATTCGCGAGGCTTACACGCCCAGTTCTTTACGCTTATCTGCGATCTTCTCGCGTAGCGTTTCGGCTTTGGCGTTATGGTGTGGCTTCTCGTTAAAGAGCAATTCGTACTCTTCACGGAGCTTATCCAGATCGCCATCTTCGGCTGCATCGTTGATGGGTTTGGCACTGGTTACGGTTTCTGCTGCTTTACCTGTAACCTTTGCCTTCGCCGCCTTCGCTGCATCGTTGATGGGTTCCAGTGCACTACCTGGCTCGCCGTCATATTCAATTTCAGAGCCCTCCGGCCACAGGTTATTGTGGATATGAGAGAGGCGCAGAACTCGGTACTTCGGTTTCTCACCTGACATCGATATCACCTTAACCAGTTACTTTTGAGCGGATCGGGTACGGTGTATTGGCATCAACATCCAGACTGATACCCGCAGTGAATTTGCCGGCCGTTAGTGGACCAGTTGCGACGGAGTAGTTAACACGCAGATATCGCTGAACACCGGCAGGCACCTTTGCAGAAACAACTCGTTTACCTGCTGTCAGGGCGGTCTTTGCCAGTGCACCACTATCATAAATAGTGGTCCATGAGCTGTTATCCTCACTCGTCTGCAACTGGATGTTTACAGTTGCATCACCGCTTGCTGCGGCGGCTGTATTAACCAGCGCCCAAAACTCAAGCGGGTAACCCACGCCGATATCACGACGTTTTCCGTCAATTGGACCGAGATCGATTACGTCAGTAGAAGCCGCGGTATTCGTAACCGCCTGAGCTTCGGAGAATATCAACAGTTTGTCGGTGATCATCTTCTTTCTCCATTAGTGGGTCTGTTACGACCCACAGGTTAATAACAGGCGTTACACCACGCGGGCTTCTGTTTCCAGAAGCGCATCAGTTTCACGGATTGGTACACCACGGAATGAAGTCCACCACTCGCCTTCTGTCTCTTTTACGCTGATCGCCAGAGATGTTTTCTCCAGAGATTGCAGATCAAGAGCCTGGCCTACAGTGCGGTTCATGTAGAACACCGGGCGACCCATTCCACGGTTTGGAATGCGATGCAGTGCTTTAACCATCAACTTCGCAATATTTGCGGCAGAGGAAGGTTCTGAAAGATTGCTGACATCGATGTTTGCAATGCGAACAACATAACGCCAGTCACGCAGAGCAAGTCCGTTATCCCATTTGTAATGGGTGCGATAGCCTTCGTACTTGCCGCCATTAGCATCTTCCAGTGTCACCTGGCCTTTATCTTCCATCTGGATGCCAGCCTTCTGCCCTTTCGGGAAGATGCCATGCACGGTGTTTTCGCCCCACACCACTAACCAGATTGAGGTGTTATCTGTACCCGTGCCACCAGCATCAATGATGTTCTGAGCATTACCCGCAGACAGGCTGGAATAGCGGGAGGACAGTCCCATAAACTGCTGAGGGTTAACGCTGGAATCACCATAAAACAGCGTCTGCGCCATCTGCTGATTCATCGCTTCAATAAATGCGCGGTCTTCAGACAGGCGGAATTCGGCGGTATTGCCGTTCAGATCAGCCAGTGACTTATCGACTTCCGCATAGGTTTCCAGCATGCCAACGGAATCGGTTACCTGCACTGTGGTTGATTTGCTTGGCTGTACGCCATAGTTCAGCAAACGCCAGGTAGCTGAAGGTAAACCAGAACGAATGGTGGTTCGGTGTCCGGTAGGAAGGTTCCCTTCGACAAAAGGCATATCCTGAAGGATCGGGTTAGTTTGACCGAGAAGCTCGATAATCTTATCGACTTTCCCGTTTGGATCGACGCGCTTACCCCAGTCAGCCAGCGTTAGCGCAGTTAAGCCTTTAACAGCCATTGTCATTTCCTCTTTTATTTGCCATAGAGCACTTCGGCCGCACTACGCTGGCCTTCATTACCACCGGTGACCATGCCATCTTCAGACATCGCCTTTCCGATTTTCACGAACGTTTTGACCAGATCAGGGTGATTACCCAGCCCGGTGGTGTTCAGATATTCTTTGAGTTCAGGTGTCCCGAACTGGTCAAGCGCACGCTGTGCGGCGCTAAGGTTAGAAATCAACTTGTCGCCACCGATTTCTTTGTCAGCTTTTACATCCGCAGCCCACTGCTCGGTTGTTTTCTGCCAGGCTTCTGCCTGGCGCTGCTGAACACCTGCCAGAATCTTCGGATAAGCATCAACCAGCTTTTGCGCTTGCTCGTTGGTCAGGTTAAGTCCTCGCGCCACCGGCTCGAATTCCTTCAACGCTTCTGTATCCAGCTCTACGCCTTCGGCAGCCTGAAACTCGTACTTCTCCGGCGCACCCTCCGGTTTATCGCCGTCATTTTTTTCACCCTGCTTATCGCTTTCAGGCTTTTTGTCATCAGCAGGTTTATCGCCATCAGCAACAGGTTGTGTCTTATCACCTTCCTGTTGTGATGGATCACCAACTGGAGCAGGGTTATCACCTGTAGGCGCTGACGGTTCTGACGCAGCCGGAGCTGCTCCACCATCGACTGGTTGCTCATTGCAAAGACGGCGATACAGCAAACGCTCAAATAAATTCATGATCACTCCTGTTCACTGGCCTCTTTGGCCATCTTCAAATACTGTTCAGGGCAATGCGCCATAACGCGCTGAAACAGTTCCAGCGCCAGATTGCGTTGCCCCTCATTAAATGCCATTGCCATAGCGTCCATCGGTGAGATAGCGGAAAACACACGGCCTTTCTCCAGCACCGACCAGACAACGCGACGCCCCTGTTCACTGCTCATGACAAAGCGAATGTCATCAATTTCACGCTGCACCATGTCACGTTGCTTACGGGCGTTTTCTTCTTTCAGTTGATCGTCTTCGTAATCTGTCATTGTGATTGCCCACCCTGACCACTAACTGCATTCGCCATAGCTGACAAAACACTCGGATCCGAAGTTTTAGCTTCACTTAGCGTCTTGGCACCCTGTGCCGCCGCCATCCCCATCGCCATCATTTGTTGCTGCTGTTGTTGCTGTGCCCGTTGCTGGCGAGCCTGCTCAACCTGTTCCTGCGGAACAATGACGGTTGGAGACACTCCGGACATATCAGCGAATGCATCGATCGCCTGATCAACGTTGAGTTTGTCGAGAGCTTCTGGTTTCGCTTGCGCAAGTTGACCAATGAAGTTAACCGTGGACGCCAGACTGGACAGGCCGATAGACTTCTGCGCCTGAGCCATGACGGAAATGTATTCGACCTTCAGGGGCATGCCTTCCATCGCGTCAGGCGGTGGCGGCAGCATGTTTTTACGCACCATCATAGAGAAAGCGCGGTCAATGAGAGGATTAAGACATTCGTCGTTCAGACGCTCCAGAACCGGCCCCAACATCAGAAGTTTTTCTTCTTTCATTTCGATCACCGCTTCAACAGGCATCGAGCGGGTATTGATGTTCTGCAACATCATGAACAGATCGACAAAGTAGGCGCTGTTAATGATTTGGCGAGTGTCCTGAATGTCTGCCACCAGATCTGCTGTACTGGGGTTAACCAGATAAGCAGGCCTGAAACCATCCTGACCAGTAATCTGATCGATATACGTGATGTCGCCAGGAAGAAGGGAGGCGCGCTGATTCTTGAGGGAAGTCGGAGCAACCATCGGCGGATTGGTGGCTTTATCAATCAACTGCGACTTGCGCTTCTGGAGAAGCTGCAATGCCTTAACAGGTCCAAGCGCCAGCATACCCGGGCATGATGATCCATAAACATCTTCGCCGTTAACTTCCCAGCGCGGAGCCATAATTGGAAACTCATCGAATCCGGACTCACGCAACAACTTGTCGTTATCGCCGCCAACCTCGTAATAAACCGATTTGAATGGCTTGTTCTTGCTATCCAGCTTCGATGTATCGCGGTCAATGTTCGGGTAAACCGAATGCATCACTTCGATCCACTTCTCGTAGGTGCCGCTTTCCCACATGCTTTTTACGGATTCGCTGACGTTATTTAGCCCGAACTCCTGAACAAGCTGACGAACAGTCATAGAGAACTTGCGAAAACAGGTGTCAACACTGCCACGAGGTGAGTTAGCCAGGTAGTAACTGCCTATCGGGAATGGCATTGTGCGAATGATGTCCTCGTCATCCTCCAGCACTGCCATTGCACCAGTGCTGTATGTGCCGAGGCTTCCGTATAACTGCGGAAGAGACTGGTAGAGATTCGACTTATTGAACATATCGTTCATGCGGTTCTGCACCGCCTCAAGCCACAACTTAACAGGGCCATAATCCATCATTTCAGGATCTGGCGTAGCCAGGCGAAACCACGGACGCGCGGGGCTTGTGATGCCTGACATCATGCCGCTGGCGAGAGTGCGCGCCGCCATAGTCCCGGTCGAATCAATAATGCGTGTATTGCGTCGATCGTTACGGTTGACCTCTGAAGTCAGAAAGCGGGAACCACGCGGGTTGATGTAATCACTCAACTCGCGCCAGTGCGGCTCGAACGACTGACGCTCGCTTTCAAGTTGTGCGAACTGTTTGTTCAATCGCTCTTTAGTTGTTTCCGCCATTTCAATGACTCCGGTTACTGACCAAGCAGCGTTTTACCGCTGGTATTAGCGGTTGATGTGTCGCCCTGAGAACCAGTAAGCAGCGTAGAACTACGACCAGCAGCAGCGCGACGGCGACGTGTTTCTTCGTCGCGGGCATCAACAACGGCGGCATCCTGCTCCTGTGGTGCTGCCTGAACTTCTGGTGTTGCAGGCACTGATGGTGAGCTACCCATGCACATATCAATGACTCCGTACGCAATTAAATCATTACCAATTTAACCACATATGATTTATTTATCGTAGACAGTTGACATTTAACGCGCGAATTATTACCTTTCAGGTAACTAAAGAGTTCATTCCGGTTACTAACCTGACTGGCTTGTCGTTAAATTGAACAGGTGGAGTGAGCTTTTATTTTGAGTAGTACGGCGTATGGCACATGCGCCGATAGCGGTCTGGGTACGTTTAAGGGGCACCCTCCCTTGCTCGGGCAAACGAACCAGGTAGCCGGAATGTGCAAGTCGAGCGGTTTTATTCCGCGCACGGGGATTCACCATCCCGGCGATTCGGTGTGACGCCTCGGAAGAGACGAGGTACAACGATGAGAGCATTTATGGAGCCGCGACAAAGTGTGGCGCCTTAACAGGCTAAGTGCTCTCAGCGTTGTGGCATTAGCTCAGTTGGACAGAGCAATCGCCTTCTAAGCGGTTGGTCGCAGGTTCGAATCCTGCATGCCACGCCAGAATCACGCCTAAGGACCGTGATGCCAGAAGTTCCAGGTGCTTGGCGGTGATGGTTTCCCTTGAAGAACTATCACCGCCCTTTTTACAGCAGGACGCCATTGCGATGACTTCATGCTGTAAACCAGTACAGCCACGGAAGGCATAACTCATTGCTTCCAGTTCGCCCGGTTCGCCGGGCATTTTTTTAAGGTGAGATTATGAACGACCAGCAAATCGAAAAAGAAATCGTTGAGAAAGGCAAAACGGCACCGCGCGTTACGCCAGACCATATCGAAGGCATTATTGCTCAGGAGGCATATTTCACAGCAGAAGATGGTGCCTTTGGCAAAGCCATAAAAGCGAAACATACTGGCGGAGAGGTAAACTACCAGCCGCACGAATCACTTTCTCTGCTGACGTTCTGCGTCCTGGTGCTGCGCAACGGCTTCACCGTCACAGGAGAGAGCGCCTGTGCAAGCCCGGAAAACTTTGATGCGGAAATTGGTCGGAAGATTGCCCGGCAGAATGCTGTAAACAAAATCTGGATGCTTGAAGGTTACTTACTGAAGCAGAAGTTAAGCGAGCAATAACACCGTGACATGTCACAAACAGCCAGCCGATGAGCTGGATTTGTTTTATCCTCACCAGAGGATATCTCCGTCATTATCCCCGCTAACGGATTAAGCATAGGGATCGTACTCGGTAAGCGCCTTGCCTTGCTGGTTCTGCTGCCCGGGAAGTCGCAGGCGCTTCGACACCGGGAAAGCAAACGTCAGCAGTAGCGCATCGCCTTTACCCGGCGAACGCCCAAGCCGCTCCTTGATATCTTCCTTCGGTTCGATAACGATTTTACCGTCCACGCGAACTTTGTACTCTGCCGCCGACAGGTCGTCCGCTGTTTCCTGGTCATCCAGCATCCCGCCGAGCCTCAGCCATGTCTTGCATGCATTGAACATCTCCCCGCGCTTATTGAGCATCTGCGGGTCAGTAGACGCGCCGCCGAACGGAACAAGTTGCCATGTACGACCCCAGCCGTCACCGATTGACTTCAGACCGGTACCGTAGCCGAAGTCGATGAACACCGCGTCAGCCTGATACTGGTCTTCAAAGTCAGCGATACGCTTTGCCATAATCAGATCGTCAGTGGTCTTGTTGCCGGTCCACAGCACCTTACTGTGCAGCCCCTGCCGCAGGTATATCACCGCGTCATCAACGCCTGAGTATGCCGGGTCAACGCCGATTATCACCGGAGCATGTGCAACCTGCGCAGCGGTGACCACCCGTTTCATTGCCTCGTCAGTAAGACCGGTAGGGATAAACTGCAATTCAGATGCATCAGGGAATATGCCGCGCACACGGATTTTAACGAAGTCGCTGTCTTCCCCGTAGTCATCAACCCATTTCTGCAACTGCTGTTTGTTGGTGCCTTCCACCGTCCGGCTGTCAATCTGCGCAGTTTTCCAGCGGTGTTTATATTTGCGGAAACATTCGCGGAAACGTCCGGTATTACGCGTCGGGTTTCCGAACGCCACCCAGATAATCTCAGTGTCTTCGTCCGTTAGCGCACCCTCGGCAACTTCCCACACCAGATCCGCAATGTTCGACGCTTCATCGAATACCACGATGATGCGTTTGCGCTCGTTGTGTAGTCCGGCGAATGCCTCAGTGTTGTGCTCAGACCAGGGTATTGCGTCAGCCCGCCACCGCTTGTCGTGCCCAGGGTCATTGCTGTACATCGCGGTAGCGGTACAGGTAAACCAGTCTTTCGTGATAGCAAGGTTCGACCACTTGATAATTTCCGGCCAGGTCTTCGTTCGTAGCTGGTTGTCGGTGTTGGCAGTCACCACGACCTTACAATCCTCGCAAGTGGACATGCCCCAGTTGATCAGCATTGAGATGAATGCTGATTTACCAATACCGTGACCCGAAGCGCGTGCCAGCATAAGCGGCTGATAGCGCGCCTCTGGATTCTGCAGGTGATCACGTATCTCTCGGAACGCATCGGCCTGCCACTGACGTGGGCCGGTAGCATGTGCCAGTTCAGTCCCCTCTTCCCCCCACGGGAACGCATAGAGGGCATAGCCAAGCGGATCGTGAGTGAACCCTGCAATATCCTCGATCAACTGCTCTTCAGGAGATAACGCTGTATCTGTCACTGATTACCATCCTGACGTTCTTTGAGTCGCTTCCTGGCTGCTGCTATGCGATCAGCAATTGTCACATTCACATTAACATCCAGACGTTCTTTGAACGCGTTGACATCAACATGCTTACCAATCAGCTCAAGGTTCTTCACCTTGTCAGGCCATTTAATTTTTTTGAGGATTGTCTCTATCGAATCCTCGTTCATGTTCATGATGGTCGATGACAGATCAAAGCCACTAAGCGTAGTGCGCCAGATTTTAGGCCACTCACGGATTGGTTTAAGGCTCCCATCGTCGTTGAGGATGTCGATCACGTCCATCTGGTCGATCTCCACCAGGCGCATGAGAACGTAATCAGCACTGACGCGCATTCGTTTGTTGCGCTCCTCCATCAACTCGGCAATCCGTTTTTGAATGCGTTCATCGCGCATCATGACACTGGCTTTAACTGCCGCTGTATTTGGGGAGAATCCTGCGTTAATCGCTGCCTGAGTCTGGTTTTCAGGCGTTTTGATGTATGACTGGCAATAAGCCTCCTGCATTGCTGTTAGTGGCTTAAATTGCGTTGATTTGCGTTTATAGGTTTTAGGTTCAGCAGACATCATAACCACCGTGGTAATAGTTACCGTTGTGGTAATAGTACCATGCAAAATAAAGCCGCCATAGTTGGCGGCAGTATTCAAAACCCGTCAAATTCATCATGCATAATCTACTCGTGACATGTCACACTATTAATTTCGTTTCATGCCAGCCTTTAGTCACCCAGCATTGCGAGTCACCATTACACGGGCATGAATTAACTGGAACTCTCTCGCCGCACTTACCGCAACGTTTTCTGCTGATCGATTTTATACGCCCGCGCACACGTGCATCATCCTGGCGGATAAGTAACGCAATATACTCACCAAATTCGTAAGGCACACGCCCGGGGCGACGCGTGGCACAGTTACGCTCCAGCATTTCAATTTCCTGAGCATCAAGCACAATCTCCAGCTTACGTACACCGGATGCAGCTTGTCTGGCTCTCTGAGCGGCTTTGCGCTCTGCTGCTGATTTAGCCATCAATATTTACCTTTATAGCGAACACCTTTACCGGTTTATCGCCGAAGTGGGGATGTGTGATTGTCTTGATTTCATATCCTTCATACGGGACGTCTATTCTGCGACTGGAGTCGTCGCGCTTCGGATATCCCTTTGTGATAATCAGACGGTCATATTCGCGGAACATAATTCGCTTATTCCAGTAGTCATTACACAGGCGATACTCTTCCGTTTTCTCTCCACGAATCATGGCATCGAAGTATTCACCTTTGACGGCAAGTTGTAGGTTAGCCACGGTTAACCTCCTGCGGCGGTTCTGGTAGCGGCATCCAATTGATTACATCGCATTCAGGGATGCTGATATCATCACCAAGCCATCCTTGACCTTCAGACCAGCATTGCACGTAATACCCGCATTCTGTGTTCACTACGCACCACTGCGCGTCGTTCGGCATTCGATCACTACAGCTTATCCAACTATCCGGAGTTACCGGAGAGTTGCCGGGTTCTTTAATGTGCAAGCGAGGCTCACCATCTTTTGGCTCAGGCCACTGGCGCTCCATGTTGATCTTCAATTTATCTTCCATAGCAGCGGTAATTTCAGCATCGCTGATGCCAGCACGGCGCTGTGCATCCCACAACAGAAACTGCATATCAGCCCACTCGCTAAGATCGTCTGGTTCGGCTGCGGCTTCCAGTGCCTCTTTTGAGAGATGTTTCAGCGGGCCAACTGGACCAACACAGCCAAACGTCTTATCTGACCATTCAGCATGGCGCTGCCGGATTAAATTGCGCAATTGAAGCGATGATCCGTTCTCCTCTGACAACTCTTCATGATTACTTGCAGGTTCGACACCCTGAAGCATGGCGGCGCGGCAGGCATTCCAGCCTCTCACCTCTGCAATAGCGGCAACAGCATCGACCGCGTACATTTTAAGAGGGTTAGGCATTGGTTTTTCTTCAGGTACTACTGGCACTGGAGGGGTGGCATAAACAGGAATAACGTCCGATTGATCTTTATTACTTTCATCCGTCAAAGCCCAGAATAATTTCCCGGCCGGATGTTTGAAAATATAAGCAACTGGTTCTGCTTCCAGCGATGCCTGTGCGATACGAAACACATTGGCAAGCAGGCTGTCTGTAGATTGGTTATCGTGCGCCGGGTCGCTCAGGAAACCAGTGATGAATGATTTAATTTCCGCGTTTTCTCTGGTAATAGTGGTCATTTGTTAATCCTTAAAACTTTATGCCCTGGCGCAAAAGCACGTGTTTTGTCTTTGCTTATTCGCCAGCCATCCTTACGTGCCTCTTTTGCACAGCCAGCCCATGACGTACCGATATACTCACCGAAGTCTGGCGTTTGATATTTACCATTTGTACACTGGCGACAATCACAGTAGAGATGCATGGTGTAACTTGCGGCAATAGCCATATCAGTCTCCTTTAGTGCGCAAGTGGTTTTTCCAGCGGTTTTGCGCCGCGCTGGGCTTTTTGCAAAAACCACAATCCATCATCCCGTAATATTTCATCAACCCCATCCGTCGGTTGCTGAGTCTCACCCACTGCCAGACGCCAGGAGCGTTTCTACGAACTAACAGAATCTTTGCTTTACGGTTTTTCATCTTACAGCGTACCCTTTCTTCCGCCTGTTCTGTGACGCTGTAGGCTTACGCTTTGCGGCAAAAGCCACCTGACCAAATGGATGGAGTACCGCTATCTTATGGTTGCTAATAACCAGCTCCACCACACGCACAGGTCGCTGTAAAAAAAAGTCGTTTTGCCTTACGGTTTTTCATCGCTTTGCTCTCCTGCGTCTCTTTGCTGCTCGTCGTGCCGCTGCAATACCGGTATGGCGGCGCTTTGGTGTCGGGATGATGTTGTCAGCCATCAGGACATACGGCTTTGCAATTAGCGCAGAAGCCCAAAAACGAGTCGGGTATGGTAACAAGCCGATACATGCCACACGCATTACTCACCTCCTTTGATGCGAATGCCTGCGGCGCGGATTGCATCGATGACTTCAGAAACTTTGTATGCCATTACCGTTTGGTAATCATCGTGAAAATCTGTTCGATGAAGCATGCTGCTACGTTCCGGGAGCGATATTTCCCGAGCATCCAGTTCCTTAACGCGTTCCTCCAGTTCGTAGACCCTGCATTGTTCTCTATCATCAATCAGATATAACCCAAGACATTCGCTTTCTACCCAACCGCCAAAATCATGATCGTAACGCTCACATGAAAACTCACCGTCACCGTCCTTTGTTGGAATGGTGTAACTATCTAATGGGCCACCATATGTCGGCACATTTCCCAATGTTGGATGCTCAATCCACATAAAAAATGCACGTCCGGTTATTGGGCAAATATCTGGCCGCCATTGGTTACGAACAGCGTTGGTTTCTGATAATTCTTCAGCGTGTTGTTTTACTTCCTCAAGCTCAACACGCAGCTTCCCTACCGTTAGCGCAATATCCTCGTTCTCCTGATCGCGGCTTTTGATGTATTGCAGGTTTCTTTCCCGTTCATCCAGCAGTGCCAGCACGGTAGCTGGACTGGCTGCGGCGATGAATTCAGCATTGGCCTGCTGTTCCATTTGGAAATCTTCATCGAAACCGCTTTCAGGATGCGCTCCTTCAATTCTGCAAATGGGAAGATATCCAACAACGTCACGATGAATTAGCGCATCATCACAATCAAATCGGCTCTCTCCATATTCGAGCGACCACACCCCACACGTTGCTTTCTCTGCCTTTTCACGCAGTGCCTGATAGTCAATCTTGCTCATGTCACATCACCCTGAATCCGTTGCATTTACGTAAGAAATCGCAGATGTAGCCCTTCATTTTTTCGTGCCAATCTCGATCATTCCCATTGCACCAACCATCAGGTGGAGTCCAGTTTTCTATCAGAGCAGCCATTTTCTTTGCTTTTGCAGGAGTAGCTGTTGCGGTATCGCAGTAATGACGAGTATCGATCAACGTATCCATACCATCGATATCAAGTACGCAAAACCATGTGTGATTCGGCATTTCAACAGATGGTATTTGTTGCCCACGTCGACGTTTATCAATAAGACATACAGTCACTGGTTGCCTCCTTTACGTAGCTCGGCGGCAAAAGCTACTGCGTGATCATGATGTTCAAGTGTGTATGCACACTCCGCAAACATCTCCACCCCCTGCGCCCGTACTTCATCCAGGAAAGCATCGGTGGCTGACATATTTCCTGTTGCCTTCATGGCCTCCAAAATAACCAGAACGCCATCTCGCCCAACCACCTCAGCGATAACCTCGGTGTTGTCGCCAACAACATCGCAGAATGCCTGAACTGCCTTACGAGCCAGTTCATTCTCCGCCGCCAGCGCCGAAAACTTCTCGTGTGCCAACTTAACAGCCGAATCAGCCTGCTTAATTGACTCAATCGCTTTCTGTTGGTCTTCGGCCAGCGCATTAGCACGCACCAGTTGCACTTCCAGTTGCGTTGCCAAATCGCTGATCAGCTTTGCCACACTGCGCATATCAACGGCACCACATTCTGCTTTCAGTTCCGAAGCCATCTCATGCCCGGCGGAAACTAACCCTTTGATATTACTTTCCATCTTTACCCTCGCTTATCCACATAACTTATTGATTACATTGATAACTAAAAAGATCGTCGATTCAGAACTCTTCGATGTTCCAGCCACCACCTGCTTTCTTTGGTTTAACCGTTACCCCGATGATTCGGAACGGATACTGATCTGCGGCAACTTTGGTTTTCACCCTGGCGTCGTCGGTCCAGAAACCTTTCACTTCGTGCAGTTCCATCTCGCCGGTGGCGAGCATCACAGCGAAATCGGGCGTATAGAACGTGTTATTAGCTAACCGCAGCTTGATACCCTCGAATCGATACCAGGCGATTTCCCCTGCACGTTTACGCTGCTCAAGGTGCTGGCAATACGCAGATTCTGTTTTGTTCATCTGGCCTGTTTTGAGTCGACCAAGAGCCTGTATCTGTTTTCTCATGATTTACCCCTGAGGTAATTAAAAACCACATAAGACACGAAATCAATAGATTTTAGAATATTTTATTACCCAGCAGGTAATCATCGAGACGTAAAAAAATGCGCTATCGCGCTGGTATTACTTGATAAATCCTGCCGCCTTTCCCCGCCTGTATTCCTCCATCAGCCACTGCGCCGGTGTTATTCCCCCAAGGGTGGCGGCGTTAGGCATGCACCCGAAACTTCGCCCTGGTGGATGGTAAACGTCTCTCCCTGTGTCCGGAGGTGTACTCATGGGTTCTGGCTTTGCCTGTATGCTGATCACCGGATCGGGTATCTGCTGTCCGGAAGCCACCTTTTTCGCCCAATCATCGAGCAGCCTGCGCGCGTGTTTCTCAACCTCAATCTCGCTAAGCTGGCGCTGATACATTGCACGGCGGGTATCACATACGACCCAGTACATAACCGGATGTCGCCACGGGAATCTTTCGGGACCACCAGGATATAAACTTTTTTCCTTGCTGTACCGGTGAAACTCCGCCATCACATCGTCAATGGTGACGCCAAGAACCATCTTGCTGTCTTTACACCACTTGATGAATTGCCCTGGCGACGGCCAGAACGGAGACTCACTGGCGCGGGCGTGGCGCATACCAGCAGAAACCTGTTCACGGGTTCGGATCCCCCCTTCGGCAAACGCAGCAATCCACTGCTGTTTTGCAGCGACTTCCTGCTCTGGCGTCTTCAGGTTGGTTACCACTGCCGCCGGAAACAGTTGTTTCAGCTGTTTGAAAAGGGCATCAACAAGCCTCTCTGCTGACATGTTCACCACATTGTCATTGTTGACGTACTGATGCTCATAACCTGACATGCGAGAAAGGGCTTCTCCGTCACGGTTTTGTATCGCGGTAAAAACGTTGTTCACAAGAAATCCTCCCATGCTTCAGGGCTATTCCAGTGCGGAACGTTGTTATCAGGTAATGTTGATTGCTTCTGTCTGCTAATCTGCAGCCGCCTTGCCAGCTTCTGCTCCCACTGTGCCTGATGGTATGCCTTACCCTCAGCCATCCAGTAAATTCTGAACTCTGCAAGTTCCTGTGCCGTTGGCAGACTATCCAGGTAGATTCCCTGCAATGAGCTTTTCCGAAGAAAGTCATCTGATGGCTGCCATTGTTCATGCATGACAAATTTGCCTAATTGCCCTGGCCCACCAGGAGGAACAAAGTTATTCATCACGGCGTTGTTTGCGCCGGGGTCATGAGACACAGAATCCCCGTTTTTTGTCCTGCTCTCCCTCTCTTGGTTAAATGACCGGTTATATGACTGGTTCTGGATCCCGTTTTTGGGATCATTCAACATCCCGTTTTTGGGTATATTCCCGTTTTCGGTAACATTACCGTTTTCGGGTTCATTGCCCCCCTCCCGGTTGCCTTTAATGTTCCCGTTTTTGGTTATATTAAGAGAGAAAACCCGCACTCTTTTTGTCGCTCCCTTTCTCTCTCCGGTATCTGAAATAAGCCCCATTTTCATGAGCGATATAAGCCCGGCCTGCACGGTTTTTTTATTCAGACAAGTGTCTTTAACGAGTCGTTCTATGCTGGGGTAGCAGAGGTTATATTCATCGGCTCTGTCAGCCATCGAGAGCAGTATGAGCTTTAATGACGAGCTACCTGGATCTGTCTCCCAGGCCCAATCTGTTGCATGTCTGCTCATGATTAATCTCCGCTATCAGCTTGAATGTTGTGGGGAGGAATTAATCATGATCTGCTTAATCTCTGCCCTGATGCGACGGTTTGATTCCATGGTGCACTCAACACAGTGTCCGTTGTAAACCCAGCGTTCACTGTCATGTCCGTGCTTACATGGTTTTCCGGTGTAGTAGCGTTTAAGTCCGCGCTTTGCGGCATCAATACGTGTAATGATTTCCATGGTAAGCCCTGTTATTAGTATTGGGATTACGGTTATTTTGTGCTGACACAAAAAAAAGATCAACCAGATTTGGTTTTTTATTACCTTTGAGGTGAGAATAGATATGAAAAGACCGCCGGATGACGGTCTACAGAGGGTTGTGGCTGGATATCATGAGTAGAAGAAGTATGCCAGTTCTGCTTTTGAGCGCAGCCATTGTCTTGTTTTACAGGCTTTAAAAAGCCCATTCATCAATACCTTACCTGGCATTTTGCGCTTACCTGTTAAGTGAGTCTGGATATAGTGACTCGTCGTTCCGGCTTCCTGTGCGAAGGCTTCACGCTCATCCGGAGTAAGTGCAAGCCAGTGCTTTTTGAAATCGAAATGTCCGTTATCGCTCATAGCTATTGCCTGATATTTATTTCAGATAATAAATATTCACCCATAAGGTAACAAAAATCAAGGATAGTTACCTATGGGGTGCATTTACCTGTTGGGTAATATTGCTTTAAATTGAATCATCTACTGATTCATATATGAGGCGATTTTCCAGAAAATGAAAAGTATCCAGGACGTCCGCAGGCAAAATCTCAACGACTTGATCGACCGTGAATTCAATGGTGTTCAGACGCGGATGGCAGAAAAACTTGGAACTCAGGCAAATCTGGTAAACCGCTGGGCTCTTGGCAAGAAGGTTATCGGCGACCAGGTTGCGCGAAAAATCGAAGCTGCCGCCAATAAACCCCGTAACTGGCTTGATATCGATCGCTCGCTTTCTCAGGAAGGTTTTCAGCCTGTCGGACCAAGCGACATTGGTCAGCTGGCAGCTCACAACCTGGAACGCTGGATGAGTGAAAGCCGCGACCTTTCAACTCAGGGAAAACTTCACCGCGCATCCGGCGTCGCCCAGGTGACAATAAGCCGCCTGTTAAACAATGAGGTCAGCGTTTCCATTTCCACCCTGGAGAATGTTGCATCTGCATTCGGGCGTCACGGATATGAACTACTGATTCATCCGCATGACCCTGCAACTATCAACTATGACCGCTCGCGCTACGCATTGTTACCTGAAACAGAGAAGGCAAAGATCGAAAGTTACATTGAATTTGTCATCAACCAGAACGAAAAAAACAAACAATAAAATCATATTTTTCAGTAAGTAAGCCGCCTTATGGCGGCTTTTTTATTGCCTATTCGATTACCTAACGGGTAATTTTTTTAACTCATATCTATTGACACCAAACCAGATACGCATAATTATTACCTCAACGGTAACAGACCGAGGTAACAAGTTATGCAGTGGAAAATCATCAACGGTTGGTACTGCGTTACTGCATGCGGATTCATGAGCTGGAAGTTCCGCACCTTACAGGAAGGCATTAAGTGGGCTTTCGTCAGCAAAGAAGCTCGCGATGTGGCCAACGATAACGAGATATGGGAGGGCTGATAATGAACGTTAATCAGCAGAAAAATCTTCAAAAAATCATGCTGGCATTCGACAAGGACTACCGCCTGTCAGAACAGCTATATGACCGACAAGTTGAACTGATCGAGAGTATCCGGCTTCATCAACTGGCCTCAACTTTTGACGCTGTAACAGGCAAAGGAGTTCGCCAGGAAGTGCTGGAGGCAGCTAAAGACAGCCCTGAGTTCGAAGAACTTATGGATGCCTACCGGCGCGAGGCAATGGCAATTATCGCACGCTGGGATCTGGCGGATCGGATTGATGGGCAGAGGGAAGCGGCATGAAACCGGGAATTTATTTCGACATCAGCAACGAAGACTACCACGCCGGGGACGGCGTGAGTAAGTCGCAACTGGACATGGTTGCCAAGAATCCGGCGCTTCTTAAATGGGTTCAGGCAGCACCAGAAGACGAAGAGAAAAAGTCTGCACTGGATATGGGAACCGCATTGCACTGTCTTCTTCTGGAGCCTGGAGAGTTCGACAAACGCTTCATTGTTTCGCCGAAATTCGATCGTCGGACGAAACAAGGTAAAGCTGACGAAGAGGCATTTCTTCGTGATGTGGCGGATATGGGGATTACGGTACTTGATGCCGAGCAGTGGCGGAAACTAGAGCTGATGCGTGATAGCGCAATGGCTCACCCGGCGGCACGCTGGATGTTGGAAGCACCTGGTTACTGCGAAGCATCAATGTACTGGAACGATGAAGAGACGGGTGAGTTGTGCCGAATTCGTCCAGACAAATGGCTGAACGAGCACAACGTGATCGTCGACGTGAAAAAGGTTGCAGATATGGACCGTTTTGCACGCCACATCGAGGAATTCCGCTACCACGTGCAGGACGCAATGTACCGCGAAGGCGCAATGAGGGTTACTGGTCAGCCGCATGGTTTTTTCTTTCTTGCCGTGAGCGAAAGCATTGATTGTGGTCGGTATCCGGTACGCGTGTTCGAGCTGGATGCGCCAGATGTCGATGCCGGGCACGCTCTGTTCCGCCGGGATCTGAATACCTATCACGAATGCCGCATCAACGATGAATGGGGCGGAGTGGAAATTATTAAACGCCCTGACTGGGCACGTAAACAGGATATGTACGTATGAGCAATGATATCGCAATCACATCACAACCAGGTGCAACTGTAGGTACTGCTGCGGCAATCTTCAGCCCGGAGGGCATGAATCAACTGGTGCGTTTCGCGGAGTTGATGTCACAAAGCAAAGCGACTGTACCGAAACATCTTGAAGGCAAAACTGCCGATTGTCTGGCGGTGACCATGCAGGCGGCACAGTGGGGAATGAACCCTTTCGCCGTGGCGCAGAAAACGCATGTGGTAAACGGAACGTTAGGCTACGAAGCACAGTTGGTAAACGCGGTCGTATCCTCTTCCAGCCTGCTGGCGACACGCCTGAATTATCGCTGGAGCGGTGACTGGTCGAATGTTAACGGCAAAACAGATAAATCACCGAATCTGACGGTAACTGTGTCAGCAGTTCTTAAAGGAGAAGCAGAACCCCGTGAGCTTACCATCAGTATGGCGCAAGCCGGAGTGCGTAACTCTCCATTGTGGGAACAGGATCCGCGCCAGCAGCTTGCCTATCTTTGCACGAAACGATGGGCTCGCCTGCACGCTCCTGATGTGCTTCTCGGTGTTTACACCCCTGACGAATTACAGGAAACGGCACCGCGCGTTGAGCGAGACATTACTCCGCAAACAACTACTGCTGCGGGAATGAACAGTCTGATCAACGCTAAACCAGTGAAAAAGCCTGATGAGCAAACTCGTAAAGCGGATAGCCGTGATCCAGAAGAAATGCTGATGGCCTTTACCAGCGCAGCGATGAATTACAGCACTGTCTCCGAACTGGATAAGGCTTACAAATACATTGCACAAAAACTTTCAGATGATGACGAACTGCTGGCAAAAGCCACCGACGTTTACAGCGTTCGTCGGGAAGAATTAAACGAAACATCTATGTAACCACCACCGCGGCGCCACACGCGCCGCACTGCAACCAAGAGAGGTATTTATGAAAGGTGCATTAGGTAAGAAGGAACTCCTGGCGGTGGTGCCACTGTCATGGAGCACTATCGACCGTATGGAGCGCGCAGGGGAATTTCCTAAACGCTGGTATATCACTGACAAACGCTGCGCATGGAACCGTGACGAAGTTGAGCGTTGGCTTGATGAACGTCAGGCAGCAAGCCCGGCAGAGTTCCAGGGTAAAAAACCTCCTGTTCAGCAACGTGTATATCGTCCCGTGAGCAACGCTGCATGAGTGCGCTGCTAAGGCACTGGAGCAAATGGTCAGGATGGTACTTATTCCTGGCCTCTGTTTCAGCATGGCTTTATCTGCTGGCATTAATTTTCAGAGAGGGTTGGATTAAGTGAGAAAGTTAAGCCGACTTGAAAAATATCACATGAACAAGGTTTCAATGCGCAGCCCTTCAAAGATTGTCGCCGTTACTCCTGCGGCGATAGAGATCGAAAAACGCGCGATTGAAAGAGAGAAAAAAGGGCAATTCCGCATTGCCGCTCACCTTTGGCTTCAGTGTATGGATGTTGCTTCTGGTGATGTTGAACGTGCAAGGATCGCGGTTCGCAGGGACCAATGTATCACAAAAGGTAACGGCCTTCGCCGTGGCGACTATAGCGGCATAGGATGTTGTGGGGTGGTTTATGACTAAGAAATACACACTAATCTATGCAGATCCACCCTGGGTATACCGGGACAAAGCCGCAGATGGTAATCGCGGTGCCAGTTTTAAATATCCGGTTATGAGTGTGATGGATATCTGCCACCTTCCTGTGTGGGATTTGGCCGATGAAAACTGTCTGTTGGCTATGTGGTGGGTGCCAACACAACCACTCGAAGCGCTAAAAGTTGTTGAAGCCTGGGGATTCCGTCTGATGACCATGAAGGGCTTCACGTGGATAAAATGTGGTAGTCGACAACCAGATAAACTGGTTATGGGTATGGGGCACATGACTCGCGCCAATAGTGAAGATTGCCTGTTTGCGGTAAAGGGAAAACTACCTACGCGCATTAATGCAGGGATCGTTCAGTCATTTACCGCACCGCGGCTTGAGCATTCAAGAAAACCAGATATCGTTCGTGAAAAACTTGTGCAATTGTTAGGCGATGTTTCTCGCATTGAACTGTTCGCCCGCCAGACGTCTCATGGCTTCGATGTTTGGGGTAATCAGTGCGAAGACCCGGCAGTGCAACTACACCCTGGATACGCGTTGGATATTGGAGGATTAACAAATGCATTCAGCAATGCTCCGGTGTCACCAATAGACAACCAGGGGCGGGAGCGTGCAGCATGAACCTATATCAACGCATCAATGGCGCTGACTGGTGCAATATCTTCGTCGTCGGCGATCTGCATGGGTGCTACACGCTGCTGATGAACGAACTCGACAAAGTTTCATTCGACCCGGTGCGCGATTTACTTATTTCCGTTGGTGACCTTGTTGAGCGCGGCGCTGAAAACGTCGAATGCCTGGATTTGATTACTATGCCGTGGTTCCGAGCTGTTCGTGGCAACCATGAGCAGATGATGCTGGATGCACTGGTCAACGGCAGAAGTTTCGGACATTGGATGTCAAACGGCGGTGGATGGTGGCACCAACTTGATTCTGAGCAGGATGTGCAACTCAAATACCTTCTGCCAAAGATTACCAACCTCCCGATGATTATCGAACTGGTTACCGGCAATAAGAAGGTCGTCATCTGTCACGCAGACTACCCGCACAACGAATACGCATTCGATAAGCCAGTACCAGAAGAAATGGTGATATGGAATCGTGAACGGGTTAGCGACGCGCAGGACGGTATTGTCTCGGAGATAACCGGTGCCGATTTGTTCATCTTCGGTCATACGCCAGCACATCACCCACTGGTGTATGCAAACCAGATGTACATCGACACCGGCGCAGTGTTCTGCGGAAATCTGACGCTTACCAAAGTCCAGGAAGGATAGAATTATTTATTACTGTCTTCCATCCACTTCTCAAACTTCGACGGGGAGAACGGAATCAGATCCGTATGCTCCCCGTTAATCCAGGAATCAATCATATCGGCCCACTGCTGCAACATGTAGGCGCGCTGTCTGGCGTATTCCGCTTTGTTATATACGGCGCGCACACCTTTCTGCTCATGTGCCAGAGCCTTTTCAATCCAGTCTGAAGGATAACCAGCCTCATGCAACAACGTACTGGCTGTACGGCGCATATCGTGTACTGTGAAGTCCTGAATATTCTCACCATCTTCATTTATTATTTTCACCGTTCTGTCGATCAGAGAGTTCAGCGCGGCATTAGATAATGGCTTCCTGAAATTGTAACGACCAGGAACCAGATATTCACTTCCACCAGCGCACATCTGCAACCCGACCAATATATCCTGAGCCTGTTTAGGCAGGTAAATAACATGCGCCCGGCTTCCCTTCATGCGGTCTGAAGGAATTGTCCATGTCCATTTTTTAAAATCTATTTCATCCCACGTTGCATTGGTGAATTCGCCCTTACGAACCATAGTGATAAGCACCAGTTTTAAAGCCATTTTCATAGTGCCCATAGCACCAATGGCATCCAACGTGCGGAAGAATAGGCCAATTTCTTCTGGTGTCAGTGTTCGCTCTCGTGGTTTAAATATGGCGATAGACGAAGGTTTAATGTCAGCCGCAGGATTAAACAAACCATGACCACGGTCATTGGCGTGACGGTATACGCTGCTGATGATCTCCCTGGCCTGTACTGCTGTTGCCCGACCACCACGTTCGACAATCCGGTCACACAAATCACGAACCATCGATGTGGTAATTTCAGCCATCATTTTGTTACCAAGAACCGGAAGTATGTCACGGTCGATCACCGCCTGCTTCATTGCGCGGGTACTGTCAGCCAGGATGACGTGTTTCATATAACTGTCGGTATGTACCGCAAACGTCTCGGCACCACGAATCTTTTTGATACCGTCACGTTTAGCCGCAGCCGGCGACTGGCCTGCTTTAAGCAGCTTCTTTGCAGCAATCAGTTCTTCTCGCGCTTCTGCTAGACTGATACCGTCACGCCCATACTGCCCGATTACCAGTGTTTCGCGGCGACCGTTGATACGGTAGTCATAGCGAAACGAGACCGTGCCTGACGTAAGCACAGCTACATACAGCCCGTCACGATCGGAGACCTTGTACAGTTTGTCCTGCGGCTTGAGGTTTTTTAATTTTGTATCGGTAAGCAC